ACGCTTTCGTTGTAGGTATTTCTATCAACCATTAAAGATTGAGAAGAACCAGCCAACACCGATGGCTTTTGAACCAATAACTCCATAGCAAACGAGGGGAGTTTAGCACTATTATTTTCAGCCAAAGTATATGTAATACCGTTCTGTAATAGGCCCGTATCGTCATTGTTTGATGGGTCAGTAACTAAAAATGCGCTGGTGTTTGGTAATAGTGGAGGACACAAGGCTTGAGAACCTTTTAGGACTCTATGGAATTTTCCATTAAGGGTTGAATGGTTATCCGATTCTCTATCATTATCTGTTCCTGTCCCAACTCCAGCATATAATTCATGGTGGTCTTGACTACTTCTTTCAGTTTCAAAGGAATTTGTATGGGTATGCTCGGATTCTCTCGTCGCTGAAAGACTTGACAAAGTGCCGAAAGCATAATACAACCAAGCACCATGATTTAAATTAACATCAAGTGATGCTTGACCTGCGGTTTCCATACCTCTATATTGATAACTAAAGTTTCTCGTTCCACCCAAAGACAAATTCATTTGGCGCATTTCAACCTCAGTAGTAGGTGTAGTAATAGAATTAGTTAGGCCGAGCCAATGGTTAGAAAGCGTTCTTGGTGAAACGGTATGAATAGAAACATCGCTTGAAGCAGAAACCATATCTCTACCCCAATACAAATAATCATTATTTAAAACTGAAACAGAAAATGTCAAAGTTACTGTTGCAATTCCATCCCCCGATGTAGCATTAGCACTTAATTCAAATTCTGTTCCATCTGTAATAGAGAGAACAGTAGCACCCGAAGGAATACCAGTTCCACTTACTTTCATTCCTACTTCTAACGAAGCAGTAGAATCCATAGTAACCGTTGCATCACCATTTGTTGTAATACAGGTTGCATTAGTAAAATCAGCAGGAACAACAGATGAAACTAAAAGTTCATCACCAGCAGAATTAATTGAAACAATATATCCCATCAACCTTGCGGCACTTTCACTATCCGTTGTATTATAACTAATAGGGTCGCCAGCAGTAAAAATTCCACTAACGCTTTTATCTGCACTTCCATCATCTACACTAACTTCTAAAATACCAGAATCCGTATCAGTTTCGGCGGGAACACCATCGGCTTGCCCAATATCAGAAGAAATAAAATGCATTAATGTAGAATCGGTAGTTACTTCTGATTGAGTAGCAACTGCACCTGAACCAACAGTAAATGTCCAAACTTTACCAACAAGTCCACCACCTGCTTCGTAAATTAAATCGCCAACTTTAACACTTGAAACTCCTGTATTTCCAGCAGAAAATGTAATAGTTTCACTACCAGTAGAATATGAAGTAACAGTAGCCCTGTTTTCTAAACTAATAGGGGCAGGAACAATAGCACCGTTAGCCTCAAGAACAATATATCCACGCTTAATAGTTTTATCAGTCGTGCCTGTAAATGCAAAAGTGCTTCCTACGGCTTCATCTTTAATAGCATGTAAGACAGGGAAATCTGCTAAATTACCTGAAAAATAAATAGCATCTGCATCATTAGCGGCGACTCTTGCCGTAAATTCTAATGTAGCGGCAGTTTCGCTATCAGTAGTAGAATAAAACTTAGCGGTGCAACCTGTATAAAGGTCAGGCACTAAATGGTAATAATCTGTAAAGTGTGCATTATCGGGAGTTCCTTCGCCATGCATATTAGATAGAGTAATGTCTTCTCCATCTAAACCATAACCAAGAGAATACTTGATTAAATGACTTCTGTTCGTTCCTGTTCTTCCGAGGGTAGGGCCATAAGGCATATACCCCAAAAATAATTCGCTTTCTGGGGCCATCGTTACACTTTGACCTGTTCCTGTCCATACTTCATTTGATACCATTTTTTTCACCTTTTACTTACTTTTTATTAACAACCAATGGGTTTTGCTAATCTCTTCATAACAACATTAATTTTATATCCAAAAATTCTATTCTTCTTGTCGTTGCTTTCTGTTCTTTCGCCAAATGCTATAACATGAATATCTTCATAAAGTATAGAGCCTGTTCTAAACCAACCCCGCCTCTTCTGTTCAATGATATATCTAACAAGTAAATAAAGGCTACGGATTCTTTTAACTCCAAAGTCACTTGTAGGCGTTACTCTTGTATCGTCATTGAGGATTCTATCGTCTTGTCTTGTTCTAATACTGATGCTCATATTGTAAGTTTCATTCCTCACATCATACGCTAAAGTAGGGTAATCAACAGAATTAGAGGATTCGGATATAACAATAATATCTCTTGAATAGATATAAGTATCTTCGTCAGTAACTTCTTTTTTAGTAGCCATGTTAATTCTATTTGCACCTTTAGACCTTCCTTTGGAATCTGTTGATTTACCCGCAGACATATCTCTAATATCTAAAATAATAGGATGAACTGCGTGAACATCTTCAATATCACCGCAACCACTTGAAACATTTAACGCATCAATAGCCGCATTCCAATTCTCATCAAGTAATTGGACTAAGTATTCTACTTCACTCACCGCCAAGAATATCCCTCCTAATTCTTCTTGCTATTTCTTGACTAATTTCTTGGTCTATAATCTTAGCCATTGTTTCTTCGCTAATTTGTTCTCCAAGGAATTGCTTGGTAAATTCTTGAATTTGTTTATTATCTTCAATAATCTTTTTACGAATATCGTCAATATCCCTCTTAAGATTAATAATTGCATCAATGTCGCTATCATTAAAAAACATATCAATCACTATCTATTAAATATATTAGACGCTTTTTCATTTTTAAAATCTTTTCAACTTCTTGCTTGTATGTATCAAACTTGGTCTTAATATCTAATCCCGAATCAGCAGATTCACCAAGCAATACCGTATTATCATCAGCCGACATTATTTCACAGGCGACTAATTTTGTAGCCGCTTCTGTAATAATTGCTGGAATGGTTTGTTTGCCCGTTTGATATGTGCACTTTAATGAATGCTTAACTTGGTATGGGTATGTGGTTCTAAAGAAAACTGTTCCTGTGGGGTTGTCTAACCACCAATCATTATCACGGCCACGGTTTTCATTATCTGCAAAGTCGGTCTTAGACAATCCGCTACCAGATACAGTAATTGTGCAGTTCTTACCATCGTCAGAAGGCAACAAGGAGGAAATTAAAATTGAGTTATTCTCTTCTAAAGAAGCGTAAAAGAACTTGCTAATGTTTGACCCAGCCGTTCCCTGAAAAGATTTCTTACCATCAGACCCTGTAAAATCTCTTGTATTAACTGGAACTTGTTCGTTAATTAAATAAACAATTTCTTGAGCAGTAGTGGTATTACCGTATGCGCTATTGAAAGAACCTGCATTGGTAGGGTGGCTTAACAAAGTAAAGGCTTCTCCACCATTGGGCAACTGCAAAACAATGTTTGTAATGTTGGTGTAGTCAGTAACATTAAGAGAAGCAGTAGCACCTGCTAACTCTTCCCAAGCATTTCCTTTCCATGCACAAAGCCTTAACACCTTTCTAATATCCTCACGATGTAGGCGAATAAAACCTACATAATCGGTGTGTCTGTAATCGGGACTATAACGATACATTCGTTCCCATTGAAAATCAAAATCGTGAAACTCATTTTCCACAATTGTTGGCCTCCAAGATTGCTTGGTATATTCATCAATATAATCTTCGGCCCTTCTAATATATTCACCTATGGTGGCTAATGTAGGAATAGTATCAGCACTAAATGGGGCAATACCTAATAGGTCTGTAATCTTAGTCATATTTGTATAGTGCCCAACACCATTATCGTAATCCAGATTATTTAAACCTGTGTCGGAGGGTCTAATAATCATTTAATTACCCCCATTAAAACTTGCATATTACGCTTAACTTCTTGTAAGAATTCATATCTTAGTTCATCAACAGGATTAGCCCTATATGAAATGTCCTGTTCTTTGCCTTGATAGGTAGCGTATTTACCTCTAAGTTTCCTTTGTGATTGAGTTTCACCTAATGCGCCTGTATATTTAGGTGCTTTACCACCCTTGATTTTGTAAGAAATTGAAGAAGTGCCTTTTGATTGCCAAGCAATTTTTCCTTTTAATTGAGCCTGTTTATTCATGTAGTCTAAAGACAGGACTAACTTCTTAGCAGACAAAGTAATTTTGCCCAACCGACCATCGTTAAATGCTTTATCTCTTTGCATATCTTCTGCAATTCCTTCCTCTAACTTAAGTTCTGGAATTAAAGATAATAACTTTTTTTCATCAAACAATTTATTACTCTTTGATTTAAGAATAACATTCCAATAATTTGTAATAGTTTCTTTGTATCTTTTAATTGAGATTCTCGTTTCTTCATCAACTGAATCACCTTCAATATTTTTAATCATTTCAATTAACTCATCTGTATCTCTTTCTAAATCATCTAAAGTAGAAGATTCATCTAATTCTTCTTCAGGAATTTCTATTTCCATATTAATTTCTTTGGGTTTTTCAAGTTCTTTACTTTCTGAAAGTTTTGCATCTCTCCCAAGAAGTTGTTTTAGTAGTTGAACAAATCTCTTAACCGACTTTCTAAAACTTGGAGTATTAATTTGTTCTTCTGCCGCTTTTCTTGCATTATCAATATCCGTTTTTAACATAGGAATATTTAATGCACCTTTATCAAAGTCGTCTTTATCTTCAAGAATACCAATTAGAGCCTCAAGAACATTCTTGTTATTTTCTATCTGTTCTTGAAATTCCATCTCTTCGCCAGCACCTTCAACCATTGAACCGATAAGTCTTACATCTCCTTCATCAGTTTGACCTGCTTCTTCTTGCTCGGTTTCCAACTCTCTTTCTTCAATTGCTTCCTGTCTTTCTTGTTCTGAAGCAATAGAGCGTTGTGTTTCTCTTTCTAATTCTTGAAATCTTTTTTCTCTATCTTCTTCGGACAAATTTGATAAATCTTCAAAATCTTCTTCTTCAAATGTTTGAAGCAGTTCCATATTTTCCTCAATGAAGTTAGTTAAAAATCCTGCTAACAAAGAAAGGTTTTCCATTTCGTCTTGAATATTCTTTGCTAATTGTGTTCTTCTATTGGTAAGTTTATCAATAAATTCTAAATATTCATATTTAAAATCATCGCCATCAAAAAAGATTTTGGCATTAAAATTATTCAATCTTTTTTTGGTTTTTTCGTCAAATAAAGATTTACCTAAATCTTGTTCTTCGGCTTCTTTTAACTCCTTCATCATAGTCATAAACTCTACAAGGATGTTAAATTTGCCTCTTGTTAATGATTTTCTTGCAGTATTTTTAGCGGCCTCGTCTGGAGAGGTTTTGGTTCTCATTCCGTATCTCGTCAAAATTGGACCAACGCTCTTAAAAATATCTTGGGCTTCAAGTAAGGGAAGTTCATTTTTAAAATCTTCATTACCTTTAATATTGATAACATAATCAATATCAATAGTGCCTTTTTTAGCGGTTGATTCCTTAACCTGACTAATTACATCAGTAGAGGTTGCACCAACTTCTGCCGCAAGTGCACTTTCCATGCTAACGGCCTTATTCTTAAAATCTAAATTGATTTTTAATTTTGATTGAGTAGAATCAGAACCAGATGCAATTTTAAATACATCATCGGAAATTAATCTTTGTTCTTCCCAATCAGTAACATAATTTAATAAATTTTCTTTACTAATTCTAATTGGTGTATCTTTTAAGTCTGGCTTTTCAAGAGTAGTTTCGGTAATTGTAAATTCTGCTTGTTGATTCAAAAACGGTTCAACATTGTTACTATACCATCTTTTAACAATAAATTGGAATAATTTAATTAGTTCATCCTTATTAGTCATTTTATTTTTAATAGAATCAGTTATTGCTGATACGCTATCATATGTATTTTCACCAATAGTAAGCGGGTATTCAAGTTCTCTAAGAATATCTAAAAATCTCTTAGAGGGAAGATTATTATCCGATAATAAATCAATCAATCTAATTTCAACATCAATACTTTTATCTGAAAGTTCTGCAAATCTATTATCAATAATTATAGGAAGTCCTAACATTTTAATGTATTCTCTTTCCTTTTTCTCAACCATTTCCTTAAACTCTTCATATGATAACATATCCGAGCCATAGATTTCTTCATACTCGGCTTTAGAACGAGCCTCATTGGTAATAGTAACTTCTCTAACAAGACCTAAAGCAACCTTCTGTTTATCTGTTAAACCTTCACCAGAAAGTTCAATGACTGAATAAAACTGCTCAATCTTTGGGTCGTTTTCCATAACTTGACGAAGAGTAATATCGTCATTGTATGCTCTTTTTCTGGTGTCTTCTAACTGCTTTACTAATCCTTCAACTACTGTAATAGCGTTTGCTAAATCCTTTTCTGCCTTTTCCTTAAGTTCTCCAGAAGCATCTTTTAGTTCTTCTTTACGACGCTCAGCATTCATCCTTGCTAATTTAAGTTCTTCTCTTATCTGCCAATAAGCGTTTTGTTTATCGGTTTCAATTTGAAGACTTGGCTTATTAGTTAAATTTTTACCATATTGTAATTTAATAGTTTCAACTTCTCCAGTATCTCTATTAACTCTACTAACTTCTGGTTTGTCAAATGACTGTTCAACCTGTTCTTCATCTTCATCCTCATAATAGCGATTATTATTTAAATCGCCTAAAGATGTATTTAGAAGAATATTCAATGCTTCTTCGTTAATAGCATCAAATGTATTTACATCAAATTCTGGAACTCGTCTTTTCCAATCATCCTTAGAAGTGGCCCAAGAAATAATACCTTTCTTAGCAATCTTCTGCTTTGTATATCCACCACCCGTGAGAATATTAGGCATTAAGAAATTATAAAACAAATTTAATGCCGTAGTTTTATCCCACGAATAACCGTTTTCAAACACGCCACGGAAGCCACCAACTTCTGTTTCCATGTATATCGCCTCAGCAATACATCACGAAGGCTTCAAGATTAGTCCAATCATCACATTCAATTCTAAGACCACTTTTACAAAGAATACCGTTATCGCCCAAGTCAAAAACGAAATGAGAAGTTAATGCTGTTAAACCTAATGAAAATCGCATCACAAGATTGGTAGTTCCTGTTCCTGTATTATCTGAATAGATTGATACAATTTGATTACCACTTCCATCACCGATAGTAGCGGTAGGGTCAATAGCATTAAAAACAAATCCAGCAAAAACACAAGGATTTTCTCTTCGTGAAGTTAGCGTGGATGGTAATAATTCTACAATATTAGTGTCTGCGGTTGCTCTTTTACTTTGGATTCTTCCCATATAATCACCTTTCTAAACTAAGGGAGGAATGCCGCCACTTATTAAAGTAGCGACAAACCTCTCCTTCAATTCAATCTTCTAATAGGGAAATTAACTTAGCCTTAGTGTCAAGAGGCTTATATTCAATGCCTCTTTCATCACAAAGAGCCTGAAGTTCAGCCTTGAGCAAAGTGCTTAAGTCAATGGATTCATCAACCACTTCCACGGTTTCTTCCACGACTTCCTCAACGGTTTCATCAGCAGGTGCTTCAACCGTTTCTTCAAGACTTTCTGCTTCCCAACCGTTAGCGTTTCGGACTTTATTATAGACTTGTCGGGAAACCTCATACCATGTATTAGCATAATAGAGCGTTCCATAAATCCTACAAGGACTTAATGTGTGTCTAACACGAAACATCTAAACACCTCAAAGTCCAATTTGTCCAACTAAACGAACACGAATAGTCCCAACATCTCCCGTTGCTTGTGAGCCAGAAGAAGCCGTATGACACTTTAAAACTAAGTGGTCGGCAATTTTCGTATTTCCGTCAGTTCCTAATTCAACCGTAAAGTTAAGACCGTCAGTTTCTTGACCTAAAATGTAGGCTTGAGTAACCTTAGTTAGTCCGAAATCAGCATAAGGAATAACTTCTTGGTCCATTGTTAAAGTAACTTCGTCGCCAGCATCACTTGATGAAACAGCACTTAAAGTCATGTTATCACCAGCAAGAGAAACAAAAGTAACAGTTCCATCGTTAGACCCTGCTGAATCACTAATAATTACATTTTGTCCTGCAATTAAATTAGTAGGTAGAGCAGTTCCTGAAGTTCTTAAAAAGGTATTCAGAATATTGTCAAAAGTTCCAGTAGTGGTTGTTGCGTCGTCAAAATCGGTAATATTAATAATAGCATCAACAACATATTCGGTGCCTTGAACACGAGGTCTTGTAGAACCCAAGTGGTCTGCAATTAAAGTAACAGTATTTGTCATTTTATTCACCTCTATAATTCACCAATTAACCTCAAGAGAGGTTGGTAATCTTACCCTGTGCTCTAACCCAAGTGCAGACAACTTCACCAATGGTTCTATACATACCTCGGTTGCCCAACTTTCCAACACCGAATGGGTCGCCCGAATCAATACCACCCTCAAAGTATTCGGTTGGCTTAAGCGTAGCGAAGTGGAAATGGTCGGTATCAAGGATAAAAATATCCGAAAGACCAGAACCGCTTCCCGTTGAACCCATTTCCTTACAAGGAATGATAGGAATGTCGTGATAAGTAGCGACCTTGAAACCAACTTCTCGGCCCTTAACACCCTTAATACCATTCACGGTTGGAAGAACTTCAGTTCTACCCATGTATCGCTCTTGGGATTGAAGCAATTCTCCGAGAGCCTGAATAGTATCATATCCCGTAAGAATAACCTTTGGCGAAGCACCACGAATTTGCAGTTCACGAAGAGCCGTGTTAAGCATATTCAAAGTAAGAGGTCTTCGGCTACTACCGTAATCACCGAAATCCACATAGGATTCCATGTATTCAAGGGCCGACGAACCGCCATTATATCGGTCTTTACCGTAAAGCGTTCTAAGTTCCTCAGCATCAGCGTGAGAATAAGCACCACTAAACAGGTTTCCACCATCAGCATTTGCTAATTCTGCTTGGTTAGTAACAACCTTGTAAAGAGAGGTAATGTTATTTGTAACTCCAGTAACCATAGCAGGGTTTGAACCAGTAACCATGCTTTCAAGGGGAGTCAAAAGCATATGATTCATCATTTCTGCGTGAGTAACACCGACTTCTTCACGGTATGCGGCCATCAAATCACCAATACCATCGTCAATTTGAGCCATAGCAGCAGCCAATTCACTCAATTCAAACTGATGAGCAATCGTCTTAGGCGAAACATAAAGCGTTTCATAACGAGGTGCAATAGGGGAAAAAGCATCAGTAACAGAGGTAGTAAATGCGGCGTTTTCTGCGACACCACCAATAATACCTTCAGTTTGACCTGATTGACCAGTTCCGCCAGTAATGCTAATCGTATCACCAGCACCACCAATTGCTCTCTCGGTCATAATTCGCCATCCACTACTACTCCAAGGCTTCTTAGGAATCATAGCAAAAGCGTTAATTTCTCGGTTCAACATAGACCACACTTTCTGCCCATACACTAAATTGTAAAGTGCGTTGGGGCTAAATGCGCCAGTTGAAGAATCGGTATGCAAACCCGTATTGACACCTGCACCGATACCATATCCCTTCAAAAGAGCGTTGGTTCCGAGGTTGCCGTAGGTTGCGGCTTCTAAATCTTGAATTGTTCTAATTTGGTTTAATCCTGACATTTTTTTCACTTCCTTTATTGTAGTTCACGCACCATTTCATTAATCTCATCCCAAGACAATTCGTGAAGATTGCTCATCTTAGAGATAACATCTTCACTAATTGCTGGTTGCGTGGTTGGGACAGCCTGCTTTGCGATAACTTCCTTGTGGGAGTTAAGCGACTTTCGCAGTTGTGCAAATTCATTCTTTAATGCGGCCACTTCAGCGTGGGCATCGTAGTTTTCCTTAGCGATAGTATTTGCTTCACTGGCTAATTCAGCCTGATAGCGAGCCTCAAATTGCTCTTTAATAACATCATATGCTCTCTCTTCTTCCTTCTCGGCCTTAAATTGAGCATAAGCCTTTGCGATATTTTCATCGGAAAGGTCAAGCGTTTGAATTTGCTCGGACTTTCGGGCAAGGAATTGGCTAAACTCCGAATCATAGCGACCCGTAAGGTTTGCTTCACCCATCTTTTGTCCCGTTGCATTGTGTCCATAAACGGTAGAATCAATAGCCTTTTCTTCCTTGTCGTCCAGCATTTCTGCATCATCTTCGGATTCTTCAGCCTTATATTCATCGCCCATCATTTCTTCATCTTCGCCCATCGCTTGCATTTCTTCATCGTCAGCCGCATCTTTCAAAATCGTTTGATTTCGGAGTTGCGAAACGAGGTCTTCAAATTCGGCTAAAGCCTTACTAATTTCGTCGGTCATATTTTCACTTCCTTTTTTGTTTTCTTTCACTATCTCAAATTTTGCTTCGGGGTTAATACCCTCTTCGCAAATTGTGATTTCGTGGAGTTCTAATTTATCTATTTCTTTGTATGTTCCAATATCAGGGTCGTGAACATTGTGCTTATTAATAGCCTGTCCACCAATACTGAAAGAGCGAAGTTTGCCTCTTCTAATATCACGGCTAACCTCCTTCGCTTTCTCAATGTCGTTCCTCATCTTGATAACAACAAAGAATCCTGTATCATCAACGCCCGTCTTTAGGACATTGCCTTTTGTATCTGTGTAGGTGTCAATTACTTCTCCTACCTGCACATTTGAATGAGTAATCATAACATTCTTGTAATCACTCTTCATAAATTTGTCAGAAGCATCTCGTAGTGCTTCTAATGTAATTAAATCGTTTTGCTTATCCACTACATCAACAGATGCATAGCCAGCAATAACCATGTCTTTTCCAGTTCCCTTAAGAATAACTAATTCCGAACCCGAAGAGGGTTTGTTTCCAAGACGAATCGGCTTCACCTTAAGAGTCATGTTAATACATCTGTTTAACTATTATATAAAGGAATAGGGTTATTCTTCAGAAAATGTAATATTTATATATTTATCTTCCGAAATATCCCATAGTCCTTCATCACTATCTTTGTCTGTTGGCTCTTCTTTATACCCTGTAAAGACAATCCATTTATCTTCTTCCATAATTTGAACAATTCGGAAATGGATTTTACCTGAATACATTTTACCCTTTAAGAAATATTCGTGATAGCCGTCCCTTTGAGAGCCAACCTTAATTGAACCCTCATCAACTTTTTTATCCTTCTGTGGTTCTTTATCATATTCGGTCAAAAATCGTTCAGCCTTACCAAATAATTCATACATGTCCTCAATTTTATCTTGTTCAATACGCCATGCGAATGTTTTTTGTTTAATTTGGTAAATAAAATTTAAATCTCCATCCTCTCTTCTCCAGATTTCATAGGTATTTTCCTCCATCTTTCCAATATTTTCTGGGTCTTTAACTAATGTTTTATCATCGTGGTAAAACTTTTGTCTTTCTTTATTGTATAAAATACCAAAGGCTTCACCTCTTTCTTTAATATATCTAAATAAGCCCTTTTCAATATCTCCATCAGAAAAGATTCTCTTGATAATATCTGGTGCCCTTTCCTTCAATTTCTTAACTAAATCTTGTTTTGTAATTTCGCCCTCATATACAATTTCAGAAATAATGCTCATTAACTTACCACTATCCTTTTTGTATATGTTGGCTAACTCTTGCTTCCACAAATCAATATCAACTAAAGCGTTTTTAGCCATTAGATTATCTTGAAGGAATCCCGAAAGAACAAAACCTTCTGTATCATAGGAAGTGTTTAAATCAACGATTCCATGAATACTATCTGTGATTGCATATGATTTCTTAAGTGCCTCAATTGAATAGTCGGAAGCAGATTTCTTATTATCTTTAGACAAAAACTCAAGAGTGATAATTTTTTCTGGTTCAGTAACTTCAGGTTTTTCAATAACCTTAGCACTATAAATAGAGAAACCTGTCTTAGTTTTCTTAACTTCATCAACTTTGACTCTAATGATATTACCTTCTTCTGATTTAATTTTAGTATTGAGAGCCTTACCAACATTTAGATAATCCTTATTTTCATAACGAACTACGGGCTTATATTCTTCATCACCTAACGGTCCAGCCCCTAATGTATAACTAAATGTTCCATTCTTATTCTTTCTAACCTCTAAGATAATTAAATCCAAATCAACAAACTTTTTCCACTTAATCCACTTTGGATTTTTCTTCTTACCGACGATGTATGAAGATTTAGCATCTTTGATGATTACACCTTCTGATGTAGGGTTCTTCATAATTTCCATAGCATATTCTTCAATATCTTCTAAGGAGTCTGCAAATCTGGTATTGGATTTTGTAGGAAATTGTAATTGTCTATGAGAAACCTTGTTAAAATTACCCATTAAAGTTTGAAGTCTGTCTTCTAATTTATTCTTCCAAATGTGTTCTCCATTAAGACGGATAATATCAAACACATGAACTCTTAGTTCAAAGGCAGAATCATCTTTCTTAGAATTAATGTATGAAATAGTATCTGCTCGGTGTAGAGGTTCATCATTTTCATAAAGAACAACTTCTGCATCCAGAATACATTCAGGAAAATCATCATCACGCATAAGTTCTACTTGTTTGTCAAACTTTCTGGTAATATCGTTTTGGTTAAAAGAATAAATTTTGATTTCTTTATTCTTGTGAATTTGAATACGCATCCCGTCATATTTTTCTTGAACGACATAATCTCCCGAAAAGCCCTTAATTTCTTTCATGTCGTCAATTTCAAAGATGCGATACATGGGTTTGTTGGGAATAATAAAATCGTTTAACTCTTTGTCCTCTTTTAACATAGCATTTTTTAGTGAAAAATCTTTATCAATACCTTCAATAGTATAATTAAAATTATAAATTCTATCGCCGTATTGAGAAATTAGATAATCTTCAACCTTTTCAGTAATGACATTTTCTTCTTCTCCACCGTCAATTTTTAAATCACTATAACTAACGATAAGTGAACTTGGGTCGTCAGGTGCATTAGATAACCATTCAATATTATTAATGCTAATTACTTTTTCAAATGCCTTTAGGATTCTCTTAGTATCAGTCAATTCTTGCCAAGAAGAAGAACTATTTTCTTTTGTATAAACCTCATAAAGCATTTCTCTTGCTGGTTGCATCTTACGCTTTAATCTTTTAACATTAACTTCTTCGCCATAGTTTTTCTCAAGCCATCTAAATAATTCCCCATCGGTTAAATCTAAACCAACATAACCTTCGGTAAAATCATCTTTTAAATCACCTACATCTTCCCAACCGTCTAATGCACCACGACCTGCCCTGTATGCCCAATGTAAAAACATAGCATAAACTTGGGTATTGTTGAGAAGTAATTTGGGAAGTTTATCTCCAAACTTCTTTCTAAATGGGTCTTTACTCAACGAGGTTTGTTCCTGAACTTCTTTAATATTTTGATAAACTCTTTTTGCCTTAGCACCTTGAGGGTTTTTTACCTCTTCGCTATAAATTAAAGATTCAGATAATTCATCTCTTAGTAAATCACCAATAGGATTAGGGCTGTCCCAATTATCACGAATTTCCTCAATTACAGTAGACCATTCATCTTTGTAATCTTTTGGTCTTTCTCTCGCACTTAAATATGCAACTCTAACTTTATCATAAAGGCTTCTTAATGACCTTGATAAAGGGTCAATCCTACCCGTTTCTGGAGGCAATTAACCACCTCAACGCATATCTTGGGGCATCTGTGCTTGTCCACCATCAACTCTCGTTGTGGATAAAAACTTTCGGAGTTTATTTGCGGCTTCATTAAGAGCAGTAAGAAGTGCTTTACCTTCCGAAGTAGAAAGAGGATTAGCCATAGCCTTCTTTTCATCAGTTAATGCAGAAGCGGCCATAAATGCAGGGTTAAGTTTTTCTTCATCATCACCAAATCTTGTTAAAGCGATTAGAACCTTTTCTTCATCATCATCATTATGCATTCTATCCTTACCTCTTTCTTCAGGATTTCTTTTTATATACTCTTCCATATCTTCTTCAACAATGGAGTCAATATCTTCCTTTGAAATCCCACGACCAGTATAATCCTTTGTAGGCATTTGTCTATTCTTGTATAAACTACCAGCCTTCTTTTCCTGTGCTTCGGTTAATGGCTTCATAGCCATTCTCGTAACATCAACTTGTTGAGGGGTCTTAGCCTTACCACTAATAGCCTTTGCATTAGGGTCAATATGACTACCAAGATGATTTGAAATTAAATGATTCATTTGAGTTAAGGTTGATAAAATTGTAGTAATCGTTCTTTCTGCATCGCCTAAATCCTTAATAGGAAAATCCATTGTAATACCTTCATCTACCATTTTACTCACCACTTAATCTAACGACAAGTTCATCAATATCCTTCCAATCCATCTTTGCTATTGTATCTGCTGATGGGATTCTTCCCGCAGATTGAATAGACGGGGCTTGGCTCTCAACTTTTACAAGTCCAGACTTCATTAAAACATTGTCCCTATCAAAGACGGTTGTTTCTAAGGTCTTGACTCTCTCTACTAATTCTTTTAACAATAATGTTAGTTCTTCATCCATTTTATTCACCACTTTTAGGGTATATCATTTCTCTCAAATCGTTGTAAAGTCTTTCATAATTCTTTCTTAGTCTTGCGGCCAACTTTACTACCTTCACATTTTCTTCGTCGTATCTCAAAATCTTTTTGTTTAACTTCTTGTCGCCTTTTACAACGCCTAATGTTTTCAACAAACGAATTAGTTCGGATAACTTGAGGAAATCGTGTCCAAAGTATTCTGTGGGGTCTGCGATATTTAAAATTGCCTTAACCTTTTGCTTCTGCTTTTTGTTAAGGGACTCAAGGATAAGACCAATATCCTCCTTAATAATAATATTATCCTCTTCACCAATAGCCATTAATAGCATGTCAAGAGATTTCTTAGTTTCATATAAATCAACAGGTTCAATTCTCTTCGCTGGTTCTCTTCGTTCAAGATATTCAACGGGAATAAGTGTCTTAGTATTTAGAATGCTGGATAGAATGCCTTCAGTTTTATACAACTGCATAAAGGTGGTGAGTAAATAGGAAGCCACAGTTTTACCAGCAATAGTTTCTTTCAACTGTTCTCTAATATCTGATTCAATTTTAGCGAGTGTATCTTTATCCGAACCTTGATATTTATCCGAAATATTCTGTCCTCGGATAACATCACCAATAACAGAAATAATTTCTCTCTTATCCTCTTGTTCTTTACTTAATCTATTCATTAGTTTAGAAACAGGAGGCCCTAATCTAAATTCACGATTACCTTCTTCATCAACGAACACACCGTTTTTGATAGCATCCGTAAGTTTAGGTAAAATATTAGTGTTAAATTTTTTGAGTGTGTTGAAGTCAAAAGCCGTTCTCGCACCTTTACCTCCAACGATACCATCTCTTAGACCTTGAGCAAAATAAGCAAATTCTTCTGGTGCTTGTTCTTTATTGATAATATACCCACCTTCAGAATCTTTGAAAACATTTTTGTATAAAATGCCTGTATGTTTTACATCTTTAGGATATTCTGGAATACTTCTTCTTACAGTTTTAATGTATTCACTTTTATCTAATCCCTCTAATTTAATGAATTTTTCGGCAGACCCTGTAAATCCAGATTGCTCTACCCAATATTCAAAAATTTCTCTTGTATTAAGATTGTTATAAAATTTATCGTTAGTCAAATCTAATCTCTCAAAGGTATCTAAAAAGTTTTTAGATTTCCCTTTGAATGCAAGTGTTTTATCACTTGAATATTTAATAGATAATTGAGTCTTACGCATTTTACTATCTTTACCAACTTCTAATCCTAACGACTTTGATTGGATTACATTACCAGATAATCTTCTATTACTCTTTGGTTTAGTTTTAATTTCTTTTACCATTTGGTCAGCGACGGCAGTTAGAGCAGATTTATCTTCCTCAGATAATCCCGCTTCTTCCTTGATAAATTTTCTTAGTCTACCAATAGTTTGCTCATCGCCAACATTGGGAGAACCTACTAATGCGAGTAATTCAGATAAGTTTCTATGTGAAGTTTGTTCAATCCATTTCCTAAACATCTGTGCACTCTTAGGAAAAGAGTCTTCAAAAGAATCAAGTTTTCCTGTTTTTACTTTAGGCTTAGTTTTCCTGCGCCTCTTTGTAGAAGTGGTGTTTTTTAATTCTCTTCTCTTTTCCTGTCTTTCAAGTTTATCTTTAAATTTATCAAACTGACGAATAATTTCCTCATTAGGGGTAGTAGTGCCTTGTGCTAAAATTGTTCCAAATAATTCTGTTAATTCATCAATAATTTTATCTTTCTCATCAAGTTCCCTAACCCTTTCTCTATATTTAGGGTCATTTTCATCTAACAACCTTCTTTCTTCAAAACTGTCATACCTTTGCTTATCTTTAACTCTTGAGATTTGAGAATAGTCTGATAATGTTTCTAAATACTTTCTAAAATCTTCCATTAATTCTTCGTCGGAAGTATTGTATTTTTCTCTAATTAATCTAACAATAATTTCAGATAATTTTTCCTTACGTCCTCCATCATTCCAAATCTTTTTTGCCTTTTTATCAATGGCACGAAAATCCCTTGCCTTAAAAGGAATTTCTTTTAGAATGATTTTCCAAGACATATTCAAACTTCCTTCATTTTCTTATTAAATCTTGGGCCACCCGTAATAAAACCGGGAACTGTTTGTTGATTAGTTCCTTCATTTACAGGTGGGTGTTCTTGAACACCAGCAGGGACTGTATTAACAGTTTGCTTTTGTTCTTTTGGTTCTTGATTAACTGTTTTAGCCAAACGCTCAATCTGTTCCTTAGCAGCATTTAATTTTCTATTAATAATATCCTTATTCATTATTTCATCCCCACAAGTCTTTCTTCTAAAATTGCAACAAGTTCTTCTTCTCCCATATCCTTTAGAATTTTGTAAATTGCTTCTAAAGTTTGCTTTCTTGTATCTGCAATCAATGTTCTATCATCATCGCTCATGGCTTCATCAATATCAATTTCACCACCAGCAATTCTGGTTTGAGGCTTTCTTCTAATTTCTTTTTTAATTTGTTCCCAAGTCATTTAACCAACTCTTCTTTCTGTTCTTCTATCCACATTATTATTTGCCGCTTCTCTCGGCAATCCCATATTTCTCTTAGGTGGGCCAACGCTCATAGATGGTTTATTTCTCGTTGCTGGTGGATTCTCCTGTGGTTTAGAACCTCCTTGCATCATTTGTTCTTGCATCTGCCCTAACTGTGAAGCATCAATATTCGTCCCCGCATAGGGGTCAGTTTCAATTTTTTCTCCACCGCCAACTCTTTCCATAGGTTGTTCTTCTTCCTTTGGTAAGGGTTTTGAATAAATAAAGTTTCCATCTTCGTCCATATCAACTTCAAATCCGAGGTTCTTAATTTGAGCCGCAATATTAATTTCAATTTCTCTTCTTCTCAATTCGGCAACATTGTCCTCTTCTTCTGAACGCAATAGTGTTAAAGTCCAATCTGTAATTCCAAATTGTTTAAGTAAGAATGGGAATAGGTATTGATTGTAGACATTTTGTGCTAATTCAACAGAACGATTAGTGACTAAAATTTGCATACCTTCATTATTTAGACCACCACTTGTAGCGGTATCTCCCTGAAAGATTTTACTAACACCATAAAAAGCACCGATTCTATCTCTCAAATCATCCTTAACATTGATGTAATCCATTTCCTTTAATGTGTTCATAAACTGAACCCATTCAATAGAACCTCTTGAACCACCATCAGTTTCAATACCCATGATAGGAATGTAGTGAGGGTCTTTCTCTAACTTCTCTTTAACACCCTTCCAATATTTAACAAGTGATTCCATGTTATTAGTTTGAACTGCAAGAATACCTCTTGGTGCTCTTGCCTTAGTATAAGATGTATTGACATAATTTTCCATAGCAATAAGAGTGGTGATATGACTCCATAAAGTCAAAATTGGTGAAAAGCCATAAAGTCTTGATGGGTTATATTTACTAAGATGGATAACTTCGTCCTTAGTAAAGTATTGGTCTTTACCATGAACTCTATTAATATAATGAACTGGATGTAATTGACATTGACAAGTAGGACACCTTGCTAATGAATCCGTATCATAAATATCTCGGTGGGTAATACAAGTGTAATGTGCTTCACCTCTATCACCTTCTTCGTCAATATCAATATACATAGTTAATGGGTCGCCTCTATACATTTCCTTAATCTTGTGAAGAACAACATTTCCTTTATTATCAAGATAATATTCTTTAACTAAAATTAGATAAGCATCATCGGCAATATTTAAATCCGTTTCAATTTCTTTTAAAACATCAATTAACTTTTGTTCTGACCTGTTAATATATCCTTCAAAGAATTTTTCGGCGTAATTAATTTGGTCTTGAGATGGGGGTCTTAGTTCATTAGAACCACAAACTCTACAAGTATCAGTTTCTTTTTCGTGTTTAGTATTACACTTCTTACAGATTTTATAGAATGACTTTTTCCATTCAAAGCCTCTTCGGAAAATTTCAGTCTTTAATTGAGTAATACAAGTTCTAACAATAGTAGATTGATTAGCAACATCATAAAGAACAGGCCCAACAATATGCTGAATGTTTCTCTTTTCTTGAATACCTAAGTTATACACTTCTTTTTGATTAGGTGTAGGAGTTCGTCGCTTAACAAACCCTCCCAAGTAATCTCTAAGGCCCATCATTCCACCCCACTTTCAAGACTATCCATCAATTCCATTTTAGAATTATCATGGTATTTAACTACTACTTCTGGGTCAATCCCGTATTTTTCAAATTCCTTTGGGCCTTGAGTAACCGAGTCTTTCCAATTTTCATACTTAATCAATTTGAAAATTTCATTGAGTCTTGGCTTAGCCCAATCTGCTTTCTTGTAGTTCTTTTTAATCCTGATAGCCTCTTGAATTAACTTACCTTGCGTGTGCTTCATTCTAAGATGTGGTAGGCACTTCTCAAGGACATGGATAATATCATCCTGCTTGTAGAAGTTAAGTCTATGTTGGCTTCTGTTATTCTCTCCTACCTTTTGGTCTAAGTGTAGGCGACCACATTTTAATTCGCTTTCCAATTCTTCAAAAAATGCTCTTCCTCTATTACCCGTAGCAATCATTCCGATTCTTGGTGAGAGAGAAGCATCCATAGTGATAAATCCATCTGAATCAATAAAGCCTGCAACATAAGAATACAAATCTTTCTTAATAAGATTATTAATTAGGTAGTATTCACTATCAATTTTAGTAGCGTTCATCTTCTTCAAAACCTTAGAAATAGATTGAGGTGTAGAAATTTTAGAATAGGTAGGGCTTAATCTGGAATGAACTTCGCTTGCCGATAATCCTTGATTATTGGAAATAATTTCAAAGACGCTTTTTTGAATCATATCTTTTTTAGAATTTCTAAGAGATTGATGAGGAATGTTTTTTAATAATTTTCTTAATTCTTTTTTGGCATCATTTAAATTATTATGAACATTAGAATAATCTGTCCCGTAATCTAAACTTTTCTTTTCTAAATCATTTTCCCACATTTTACAACATAGTTCAATAATTTTACTTCTTGTTTCTCCATCCTTAATATTGTATAATTTTTGAATCTGCGTGGGATTATGGCCCATTTTCTTAAAACCTAACTGGTATGGTTTCAACCAATAAATAGTATCTAATGACTTTTGTAAGTATTCTTCATAAGCACTAATTAAATGGTCTATTCCTTTGGTTAAGGTATCTCTTTGAGCACCCTTTAATTTTCTCCTCATGCTTCTTAATTCCTTAACTAATACAGGAATGGTCTTACCTTCAATCAATGGTTCAACAGGAAGAGGAGTAATGTATTTAGTGGCTTCTGTTAAGTTAATGTTTAAATTCTTAGAAATGTCCTTGATAATGTCAATTTCATTTCCGTATTGTTTTACCAACCAATCGTTTAGATTGGCTTTTGATAATTGATTCTTTAGTTTATCCTTAACAGGTTTGACGGAATCATCAAGAACCTTTTTCTGTTCTTCAACTCTTTTAACCTGATTAAGACTCTCTTCAAGTTCCTCAACATCAATGGGGTCGTCAGCCTTATAAATTAATACCATAAAATCCACCTCCCTTTTGCGGTGCAGTAGTGGGACTATTAAATAATCCACTGCTATCAATGTCTAAAAAGGTATCGCTGAAAGATTTGGTCGCATAGTTAGCCAAAGCAAGAGCAATAACAATATCGTCGTGCGCCCCAACGCCTTCAATCTTACCGTGAGCGTTAATGCCGAAAGCACCTAATTCTTGAATAATTTGATTAGAAACATTTCTTGATGTTTCATTTTGCATAGGAAAAACAATCTTCCCATTGTCAATATTCATCTGCAAGTTAAGAATAATCTCTTCCTTTTTCTTACGGCTCATTGTGAACTCCTTGACAGGGAAATCTGAAATATTTTTTAATTCCATAGCAAACGCTTTAGCGAATGTATTCGTTTCAATCATAACAATTTCTGGTTGGTATCTTCTACACAATTCCATAACATGTTGTATGTGTTCTCTAAAATCAAGTCCCTTTGCTCTAAGCATATGAACCACTTGTTTATTCATATCGTCGTCTACTTCTAAGACCATCATAACGGTGTAGTCGCCATTTGCTGAAATAGCAGGGTCATATCCTATAAAGTAGCGATAGCCTTCCCTACAAACGCTCTCCAGCGAAGCATACTCATTCTTACACGCTTTGATAGCATCGGGGTGAAAAAGCATAGTGTTAGTGCTGATGGGAACGCAAAGGTATTCTCTTGTGAACTTGGACGAACCAATTTCAATCTTTCTTTCTTCAAGCATTTCAAGACTCCAACGATTAGCCCATAGTGCCGTCCCATCGGGTTTAATTGCAGGGTATCTCTCCACATTATATGCAGGGTTTTCTTCTAACTGCACGAAAATATCTGTATAAGTGAACGGCGTTCCGACCATTCTAAGTGAGGCGGTATGGTGAAGTGTAGGAATCATATCTCCCCAAAACCAATCAGTAACTCTTTGAATAGCGGTCATGCTGAACTCTTTCAAAGGGTCGTCAATGATAATTTCTTGAGGGTGCAGACCACGAATCTGTGAACCAACAGAACGCTCAAGGATTTCATTACCGTTTGTCAAACGCATAGCACCAACGGCCCACCCACCTTTAGGTTTGAACTTTTTTAATTGGGGAATGTTTGTGAACATACGGTCAATATCTTTCATGTGAACCATTGTCTGTTTATGGTTTGAAGAAATGTATAGCATTTGAAAAGGTGGTTCTTGAAAACATAATTGATAAACACACCATGAATGGAAGAAAACAGATTTACCGTGGTCGCGTGAACAAATAATAACTGTGCGTGATGTGTTATTTACAAGGTCTAACCATTCTTGGTGAAAGTCTGCTAATTCATATCCGAGAACTTTTTCAAAGAAATAAGGGAAGTTCCCCTTTGACATTTCTAAATCCATTTCGGTTAGTAAATCCATTTAATCACCCGTATCGGTAATCGCCTTCACCTGTTGTGCAAGGCATAGATAAATGTCTTTTACATAATTTTTGTCCACAAAGCCCACAATCTAAAACAGGTGGTCTATGACAATAATCACAAGTTTCTCTTTTTTGTCTACTTATATCAAATTGTCTTTGCATTTCTTGTGGTGAAGGGTCATGTGTTTTCTGTTCTTGTCTTTGCATAGGCGGCCTTACTTGAGGCATAAGTTTTAGAATTTCCCAAGCCTTCTTCATAGCCTTATCCTCTTTCATACTCTCTGGAACATAAATAGCATATGTTCTTCCTTTTGCTTTAAGAACATTATAATGTCTTTCTGGGATATATGGGTGCTTTTCATCATTAGCACTTGCTATTTCAAAACCTAATCTTTGATATTTTGCAAGCCTATTATCTGCATCATTTGATAAATCAAAAACGATAGGAATTTTTCTTTCTCTTGCTAAATTTTTAATGAACGGTATTCTGTATTCATCTAACTTTGTATTAAATCCTCTACCTTGATAATTTACATCTTCTCCATACATTATAGGATGCTTTGGTAAGCCACCTAATGTAAATGCACCAGCATCTCCAATAACATCATCTAATACTGCCGCACCTGCTTTAGCGACATAATATCCAAACTCATCAACGATTGCCCAAATATAATTCTCATCGCTACTAAATGTAAAATTAGCATCAGCCCTACCTCTTGGCCTTCTATTAGCCTTCGGCCATCTATTACCCAATTCAATAAATTGAGGTTCACTTAGAGGCCCGACGACAGTAAAGGTTTCTCCACCTTCTTCAAAAGAATCTCCCGCAGGAACAGGATAGACTTCTGTTCTAATACCCTTCATCTAAACATCCCCTTAATTTTATAGATAATTTCGCTGGACAAACCAAATGTATTACCAATATCATTAAAGGAAGATTGTGATTTAACAATGTTATAAATATCTACACCGTAAAGGTCAATGTTATGTTCCTTTCTAATTTTTGTAATAACATATTCTAAATCATCAATATCTGTAATATCCTTTTGTGCATTATATACCGCTAAGCCGTCCATTTTTCTAAGCATGTCGGTGGCTTCTAACATAGCGATAGTTAAATCGCCTGCTAACTTTAAATCGCTCTCCTTTAGTAATTTAACTAATCTATCATAGGCGGCCTTTGTGCCTCTTTCTCTATTATTCTGATTAACCACATATGTTTTCCATGCCTTCTGACCAAGAAGCGGCAACAGTCCCTTAATTTTCACATTCTTTTTTTCCTGTTCT